ATATTGAAGATTAAAATAATTAACGTAATTTAAATTTCTCCACAAAAAAATTAGGTTCCCCGAAATAGGATTTGTATATTTACGTATAATAAAAAAAATAAAGGTTATGCAAAATTTCGAATTAATATCAAACTTTAAACCTACACAAGATCAACAAATAGCTATTGATAAATTGTATGAAGGTTTAAATGTATTTAAAAACCAAACTTTAAATGGAATTACAGGTTCAGGTAAAACATTTGTATTAGGTAATGTAATAAATAAAACTAACACACCGACTATAATAGTTGCACCTAATAAAGTATTAGCTTTTCAATTATACAATGAATTTATAGATATGTTTCCTAATGAATTTGTAGGATATTATGTATCTAATTATGATGTATATAAACCAACATATTTTAATGAATTTTTAAATGTAAAAATTGAAGGTAAAGTTGTTGTTAATAAGAAAAATAAAATACTTAGATATCAAGTAAAAGATTTTTTAGAAACTTCAAATAAAGCTATTTTAATTTGTTCAAGTACAATATTGTTCCCTACATTTAAAGATGATATACCTGAATCAGTTTTGGAAAATAAATCTTATATTATTCGTAGATTACATGAAGAAAAATCTAAACAAGTATCTAATTTTAAAAAGGAAAACAAAGTAGATGAAGCTAATCGTTTAGAAAATCATATTAATCATAGTATTGATAATTTAATTTCATCAGTTGATAAAGATGATGTATATTTTAATATTAGTATATTATCTATATTAAGTGAAAAATTGAAAGATTTTTATTTAACAGATTATTTTAAAAATATTAAACCAAATTTATTTATAGATGAATCACATTTATCTTTATTACAATTTTTAGCATTACCATCAGCAAATAAAAAGCGGTTGGAAAAACTAGTTAGTAAAGGTTATTATATAAATAATGTAATAAGAGATAATATTTTAAATCTAAAACAATTACAAAAAAATATTAATACAACTACATATGTAAGTGCTACACCATCTAAACATGAATTAAATAATAGTGATCAAATAGTTGAATTACTAACACGTCCAAATAACTTAGTTGATCCTGAAATTACTATAAAAAATGAAAATTATTTTGGGAGTAATAAAATGGTTGATGATATTATTGATACAACATTAAAAGATGAAACTGTTTTTATAAATTGTTTATCAAGGAAACAATTATTTATTATTGGTAATTTACTTAATACACATAATATAAATCATGAAGTTTTACATTTTAAGGTAAAACAAGATAAACGTAAAAAAATATTAAATAATTTACGAAATGGTAATTTAAAAGTTATTATAGGTATTAATATGTTGCGTGAAGGTATTGATGTAAAACAATGTTCACTAGTTATAGTGGAACAAGCAAGTCGAAATAATTTTTTACGTACTAAATCATGTTTAATTCAAATAGCAGGTAGAGCATCACGAAATAAAAATGGAAAAGTATTTATGTGTTGTGATACTATATCATCATCGTTAGCTGATGCTATAAATGAAATAAATTATCGAAGAAATATACAATTATCAAAAATAGATTTGGAAAATCAAAATAAATTTCGTATATTAACATCATGAGAAAAAATTTAAACTTTATTCCGCTAAACAACGACATTAACAAGTTATCAGCTTTCATTCCTTCACTTAATAAGGATTGGCGAACTAGTCAACGTATTAGTTCAAAACCTTTTCAAATTGAATCTCTAGATGCTGTACGTGAATTTCAACATCAAGGTTGGAATATTGCAGGTGCATTAGAAAATAGAGGTAAAAATCGTAAGGTTGCTAATCACTTTATTAAAATGGAACATCCCGATTTTAAAATCCTTAATAAAAAAGGTCAAACCGAAGCTGTTGCTACTATGAACATTCAAAATAGTTGTAATGGTTCTAAACCTATGGAATTAGATTTAGGTGCTTATCGTCAGGTTTGTTCAAATGGTGCTATTGCTCATACATCTTACAGTAATGCTAAAGTACCTCATAGTGAAAAAGGACACTATTCATTACAAGAAATCCTTTGTGATTTAGGTATTCGTACACAAGGTGTAATGGATGAATTTAATAAATTAAAAAATAATAACTTAACACCTAAAGAAGCAATGGCGTTAGCTACAGATGCAGCAACACTTCGTTTTGGAACTGACCATGATATTAATATAGAGCAATTACTTAATGTAGTTCGTGATGAAGATAAAGGTGATGACGTGTGGACAGTATTTAACCGCATACAAGAAAATTTAACACAACCACATCGTATTGTTGATAATAATGGTAGGATGATGAATGGTGTTGTTGGTGTTAATGAAGATACACGTATTAATAAAGAGTTATTTCAATTAGCATATACTTATGCTTAAAATAAATTAAAATTATAATTTGGATTTAATTATATTATTTATTATGTTGATATAAAATATATGAAAAAATTAATAATACTTTCCGCTCTAGCTATTTTAGCTTCCTGTTCTACTACAACCTCAAGTACAGATTCACAAAAACAAGACTCTACTCATTGTGATTATCAAGATTCTACCCCTTGTAATTGTATTACTTCTAAAGAATTATCCACAGATAGTATTAAGTAAATAAGATTTTTATCTTAAAAGATTGTGAGGTAGAATATTCATTCTAGGGTGGTAGGTTATATTTATAATTTTTATATCGGTGGTTCGAATCCACCCCTCACAACATATTTCTAATTTTTAAAGACTCGCATTGCCGAGTCTTTTTTTTTCAATATGTATAACTAAAATATTATGAAAGACTTTTTCAAATCCATGTTTTCCAATAGTGAGGGTACTTCTCATAAGAGAATATTAGGTACAATTGGGTTTATATCTTTAGTTGTTTTTTTATTTACTTGTGCTCCTGACCAAAAAGATATGACAATTAATGCTATTGAATATATGACTATTACTATGGTATTTGGTACAGTAATTGAGAAATTTGTTCCTAAAAATCCAATAAAAACAGAATAATATGAACCTAAATATAGATAAATTAAAAGGCCACATTCCAGAATTTGTTATAATCCAAATTCCTGAAACTGCTATTAAGTTTAATATTACAACTAACTTAAGATTAGCCCATTTTTTAGCACAATGTTCACATGAATCTGGGGGATTTAAAGCAACTCAGGAAAATCTAAATTATTCAGTTGCTGGGTTAAAAAATACTTTCCCAAAATACTTCCCAGGACTTATTGCTGAAGGATATGCTAGAAATCCTGAAAAAATTGCTTCTAAAGTATATGGAGGTCGTATGGGGAATGGGGATGAAGCATCAAAAGAAGGTTATAAGTTTAGAGGTAGAGGTTATATCCAATTAACAGGTAAACAAAATTATATTAACTTTGCTAAATTTATTGGTGAAGATACTGTTACTAATCCTGATTTGGTTGCAACAAAATATCCTTTAGCATCTGCTGCTTTTTTCTTTAATTCAAATAAACTTTGGACAATATGTGATGAAGGAGCAAATAATTCAGTTGTAACCTCTTTAACAAAAAGGATTAATGGGGGTGTAATTGGTCTTTTAGATCGTATAAAACACTTTAATGATTTTAATGCGTTATTAAAATAATCATATACTGATATGATTGTGGCATAGTAATGCATTATATACACTAATAATGCGCTTTAAGTACGTAAAATGGACATCAATAATATATTTTCTAATTTTGAAACTAATAAAGTAGAAAAGGTAGATGAGTCCTATATAGAGGATAAACTAACCTTTCAAGACTATATGAATCACCCCTTATATTGGGTTGGTATGTTTAAAAAGTTAAATCAAAACTATAATAATTTTAATAAATATATTATTCAATCCTTCCAAAAAATGGAGGAAGAATTATCTGAAGATGATTTAAATAAAGCAGGAACTTTTATTATATATAACAATTCATATTATTATATTTCTAAAATTAATACTAAGGATTTTACATGCCAAGAAGCACTATTTCAAATGGCTGACCCTGAATTAAAAGGATATTTAGAATTATCTTTAAATTATTTTTCGGGGAATGAAGAATATGAAAAATGTGTGTCTCTTAAGACAACTTTAGACTTTGTAAATCTTATTCTAGCTTAAACTTGGCTCCCCAGTTATTTCTTTGTATCTTCTAAATAATGAGAAATAGAGAAATAATAATGAGACGGTTAGAGCGAATTGAGTCCAACCTAGAGAAAATGAATTTAGTTTTAAAAAGACAAGGTTCAAGAGAAGAATTTGAAGAAGTAATACAAGATATTAGAGATGTTCTTAGTGACGCTAAGTCTTTTATACAACAAGAACCACTATCTCCTGGTGAGATTAACCCATTTTAATTTAAAATTATGAATTTAACAGCAGAACAAATCCAACAAAATTGGATTGATTTAGAAGAAACAATTAAATCCTACATTAGTGAACCTCGTCGTTCCCAATTACTAGAATTTTATTCAAAATACTCTGAACGTATTATGATGATGCCTGCAGCCCATAAAAAAGAATATCATAACTCATTCCCAGGAGGATATGTAGATCATGTATTAAGAGTAATAGAGTGTGCCCTTAAAATAAATGATATCTGGGTTGAAATGGGGGTTGATTCTACTACTTACACTAAAGAGGAATTAGTATTTTCTGCTTTAAATCATGATTTAGGAAAAATGGGGGATGAGGAAAATGAATCATATATTACCCAGACAGATAATTGGAGAAGGGAAAAATTAGGAGAAGAATATATGTTTAATACTAAAGTTCCATTTGCTTCTGTTCCCGATCGTGGGTTATTTTTACTTCAATCTCATGGTATTCAATATAGTTTTAATGAAATGATTACTATCCAGACCCATGATGGTTTATATGATGAAGGTAATAAAAAATATTTATTAAATTTTATGCCCGAACAAAAACCACGTACCTCACTTCCATTTATTGTACACCAGGCCGATTTAATGGCTGCTAGGATTGAATTTGAAAGAGAATGGTTACCTAAATTTAAATCAAACGGGGGTAATCCAAAGAAAAATTTTAAATTAGAGACAAATAAATATAACCAATCATCTCCTAATATTAAAACAAAAGCATTAGGTAGTGTAAAAAGTGAAAGTTTAATGAATTTACTAAATAATATATGATACTAACAATTATTCTTCTTTCAGTACTGGTTTTAATCCTTGGATTTACAACTGTTAATCTTCTTTTAAAAAATGAAAAACAAGAAGATATTCTAACGGGTTATATGACTTACCTAAATAAAATATCAGATTTGATTGAAGAATCAAGTAAAAAAATAGATGAAGTAGATAGAAAAGGAAGTTTTTCCTCGGATGATGAAGTTGGTTTCTTTTTCGAGCAGATAAAATCAATCCAAACTATTTTAAATGTTTTTATAATTAAAGATATAAAATAATGGATGGGTTAATAAATAATAAAAGGAAAAAGAAAAATATTCAATATTTTACTCAAGAAACCGAAGATTGTATTGTATTATATAACAGCACAGATGATTATACTTTAAAAAGTAAAATATATTATACTAAAATCCACTATGCCTTTTTTAAATTAACCGAAAATATCATTCATACCTTTAAATTTTATTATACCGAAGTAGATAATATTGAGGATTTACAACATGAAGTAATGGTTTTCTTATTATCAAAAATACATCTATATGACCAAAGTAAAGGATATAAAGCCTATTCTTATTTTGGAACAATTGCTAAAAGATATCTTATATTATATAATCAAAAGAACTATAAAAAGAAAGTAGAAGTTATAGGTTTAGAAACAATAGAAGAAGATGAAAAACACTCATATATTATAGATGAACCAGCTCCTGAAGAAAGTTTATCAATATTTATGGATTCATATATAGATTATTGTACCCAATATATTTTCAAATTCTTTCCTAAAGAACAAGATGCTCAAATAGCAGATGCTGTTTTAGAATTATTCCGTAAAAGAGAAAGTTTAGATTTTTTTAATAAAAAAGCACTTTATATTTATATTAGAGAAATGGTAGATGTAAAAACACCTAGAATTACTAAAATAACTACTAAACTTCACATTATATTTAAAAAACATTATTCTTTCTATTTAGAAAAAGGATATACAAACTTCTAGTTTTGATATTTATATTAAATATATATTATATAATATGTCACAATTTGAAAATATTATTTTTGGTAAGAAAAAATTCTCTGATGTTTTAGAGGAAATATATAATAACCAAAAGAAAAAAGACCAACAAGTTACTGCTTTAATAAATGAACTCAAACCTTTAATTTCTGATATAGGGGATGCTACTTTAGTAGTTCCCCTAATCAGAGAATATATGGATATTGGGGTAAAAAATGATGATTTATTAATTAAAATGGCTGCGTTAGCTCAAAGAGCTATGTCTACTGCAACCTCAAGTGGTGAATTAACCATATCAGATGAGGAAAAAGATCAATTATTAGCTGCTATAACCGAATTAAAAGGAGATAAATAATGGCTGAAAAACTCAAGAGTGGGATTAATAAAATATTTACTTCATTAAATAATGTATCCAATCAGGGGTTCTTTCAACAAAGATTTAATGATATAAAAGCTGTAAGAGTAGTAAGTATTATTTTAGACGAATCTCATCCTCGCTTTGAAGAATTAGGGGGGTGGAATAGTTTAGGAGTTATTGAGTTTGAAGATGTTATTACTCCACTTGCTTCTAATATTA